AGCAGCGGATTCCGTTCGATCTCGTCCTTCAAATTTTTGAGATGTTGTCGCGCTTGGGCTTGGGTCTGCCCGAGGATCAGCACGAACTTGATCTCCAGTTTCCCAAGAATCGCCCACAGCGGGAACGAAAGACTTACGATTGTGGACTTGGCGGAGCCGCGGAACGCCGTGATGGCCGTGAGCTGCTGGGCAGCATCCTCGGTCGAATCGAAAATCTCATACTGGAAAGGGGCTGTTGGGCACGTCACGTAGTGTCCGAAGTAGACATGGAAGAAGTAGAAGTGGCTCTCCCGTGTGATGCCACGCCGGAAGGGCTGGTCCTTGAGGATGCGACGGAGAATGTCTGGAGGAAGCTGGTTGTGTGCCATAAGAAAGAGGGAAATGAAGAAATACAAAATCACCACTGCATGCTGAGGATGTCTTCGTGACCGCCGCTGACACGGTCGTCGCTGTGATCGGGGTAATAGAAACCACTGTGTCTGCGTTCCTCTGCTCGATCTTCTTCAAATGTTGAAGGTCTGTTGAGTTCGGCCAAGCTGAATGATGTTCTGTGTCCCTGCAATTCGAGCATGGGGAGCAGCAAAATTGCGAGTGCGTCGGCAAGGTCGTCATAGCGCTCACTCCCGAAGCCAACGAGCTGCGTAACGAGCACGTCGCATCCGATCCTCGGGAAGAGCACTCGTCCTCCTTGGATAAGATGCGTGATGAGCGCGAGCCGTGCCCGCTTGTCCTGGCCCTTCGGCGGCACGCCGATGACGTACATGCCGTCACGCTCCAGTTCCTCTATGAGAGCATGTTGGTATCCAACATCCTCGACGTGCAATGCCGTCTTGTGGCCATTCTTGCTCACTGCAGCAGCGGTATCCTTTGCCCGGTCGATTGTCTCGAGGAACGTCAGTCGCTCGTTCACGGGATTCGGGAGAATGTAAATGCGCATGTCGTCGCCACGTCCGTAGACCAGTCCGGAAACCATCGCTGTGTTGTCGGCGCTGTCGTTCTGGGAGATCGCGAGGTCGATACCCGTGGCAACGCACCGGAGAAAACAGTCGTCCTCTTCGAGAGGAAGACTGCCGTAGTACGTAATCCAGTCGCGGTGAATGAGCCGCTCATGGTCCGGCAGAATCTGCAGTAGATATTCGCGATACCAGGCAGAAGGACTCCCGATTCTCCGACACTCCGCTTCGATCGCGGTGACGTTTGGGTACTTGCCCGGCCACAGGCAACGCTCCTCACGGTCGAGGAGCGGATACTCACGGTAGACCCCTTCGAGCGTTCCGCTCTCGACTTCACGTTGCAGGCGTTTGAGCAAACAATCCTCGTGCAAGAGGTTGCCGATGAAGACCGTCGTCGTATTGATGTCACCGGCTGGCAGCAACTCGCCTTTGACCCAACGATAGGTTTTGTCGCGGCCTTCGAGCGTCTTTACCGAATCCAGATCCTCGATGTCGTCACAGATGATCAAATCCGGTCGGTACTGCCCGTGGCGCAGTCCGCGCACGGCCTGATCAATGGAGACCGCCATGATCTTCGCGCCGTGGTTTCTGATCACGAGACAACTATTCCGCCATTCATCTTCTTCCTCGCGGAACGGCCCCAGATCGTTGTGAAGCATCTTGTTATGTTCCAACTCCTCTTTAATGTTGCGGAGGTGTTGTCGAGCTTGCGCTTGGGTCTGCCCGACGATGAGAATAAATTTCTTCTGACGCACGCCCAAGATCGCCCACAGCACGAATGCCATGTTCATGATGGTGGACTTGCCGGAGCCGCGGAACGCCGTGATGGCGATCAGACGGAGCGACATATCCTCGGTCATCTTGAACATTTGCCTTTGGAACTCCGCTGTCCGGAACTTGACGTAGTGCCAGAAATAAAAATGGAAGAACCAGTAGTGGCTCTGTCGCACGACAGCGAGGCGATACTTTCTATCGCGAAGCATGCGCGAGCGCATGTCACTTGCCGATGATGTTTTCTGTTGCTTGTCCATTGTCTGAAGGGGGTAGTGAAGTAGAAGGAGCGTCCTCGTCGGTGAGTGACGCGAGTTTGAGTGCCTCGGTGATTGCGGCTTCCTGCTCGGGGGTGAGCGCCTCATTGTCCTGTTTGATGCGTGCGGTCACTTCGAGCTTGGTGTTGTAATTCGCGTTCCGATGCTTCAGCCAGTACATGACGGCACCGAGGTTGCCATCGCGGATTCCTGTGAGGAGTTGACTTTCGGCCATATCGGAAACAAGGCTCACGCCGTCTTGGAGTGCCTCATCGGCGGATGCAGTGAAAGCCTCGTCCTCTTTGCGCCAGCGGTAATATGTCGCGCGGCTCACTCCTGCTTTCTCACACGCAACCTGAATGATCGGCATCTTGCGGAGTTGCTCCAGCAGCGTCGCCTGTTCCCGGGCTTTCCGAGCGTCGATGACTTCTTGATGCTTGGTCATGTGTGGGAGGGGGAAGGAAGTGCCTCGGCCTTGATGCCGGTGAGTTTTTCAAAACGCTCAATTGCGACGGCGCAATAGCTGGACGAAAGCTCGATGCTGATACACCGGCGCTTCGTTTGTTCCGCGGCAAGAAGAAGCGATCCCGAACCGAGAAACGGTTCGTACACGTACTCGCCGACGCGCGAACTATTGAGCAGCAGATGCCGTAAGATCCCGATGGGTTTTTCAGTAGGGTGATGTCGACTCCGTGACGGTTTCGGGTAGACGATCACACTACGATCTTTCGACTTATGGAACTCATGCACCCCGAACCATCCATAAGCCAGAAGCTCATGCTGTGGCATATAGTCCAGCCGCCCGAGGATTGCTTGGTTCTTGATCCATACGATCAGCTGTCCGAAATGCCACCCGGCGTCCTGCATGCCTTCACGCAGCGCGAAGATCATCCGGTCCGAGTTGAAGCAGTAGAGCGTGTTCTTCCGTGCGAGGAAGGGGCGGACGGCCTCGAGCCACTTGCGGGTGAACACGCGGTACTCGTCGTCACTCTGCGTATGATCATTGAGGATCGTCTCGTGCTTTGTTTTGCCTTTGAGGAATTCGCCTTTCCCCTCCACGTAATTGACCCCGTAGGGAGGATCCGTGAGGATGAGGGTCGGTCTCGCTTTACCGATGACCTGCGCGACGAAGGCGGCGTTTGTGCTGTCCCCGCATGCGACGATGTGATCTCCCAGCCGGAAGACCGAGCCGATGGTGATGGTGGTCTTCTTCATGACTTGAGGAGGGAAGCTTTGAGACCGGAGACGGCCTCGAAGCGGCGGATACAAAGTTCAGCAAACACGGGCTCGATCTCCGCAAGCAGTGCGCGGCGGCGCATCTGATGACATGCCACCATGAGAGACCCGCTGCCCGCACAGAGATCCAAGACTCTGTCTCCGGGCTTTGTGCAGCGTCTGAGTGCCTTCTCATAGACCGATGGGGGTTTTTGCGTTGGGTGCTCCATTTCCGATCCATGGACACGCTTGCAGAGCCAAATCGTGAACATATCAATCACGTCCTCGATCATGCGGTTGCCCGTCCCCACCTCCTTATTCATTACCTCATGAAGATTCGTGACGCCCGGCGCGAGGTAGGGTTTCCCCACGATCCCGTAGACGCAACTTTCTGTCGCCTTGTTGAAGGCTACCTGGGGAGTCATCGACCAGTTGCCCTTTAACCAGCTGCAGACACGCTGCGGCTTGATGCCCAGCTCCCGATAAAGCGTTTGCAGGAGCCAGATCCAATTCTCGTCACACCAAAAGAGCACATGCACGTCCGGTTGTGCCACGGAGAGGGCATTCCCAATGAGCTTTCGGAGAAAATCCGCATATTCTTCCGGGGACTTTTTATCATTCGTCTTGCCCCCATAATGCATCTTCAGGCTGACGCCGCGGTTGTAGTCGAGTCCAATATTGAAAATCGGATCCGTATCAATCATCGCCACCTTCGCTTTCCCGACGAGTCGCGAGACGACTGCAGGATCAGTGGAGTCTCCGATGATCAGCCGATGCTCGCCGAGTTGGTATAGCTCACCGACCTTCACCGTTGGCTTCTTGATCTTCGCCAACTCCTTCTCAAGGTCGAAGGCATCATCCTCAGTTTCGAGTGCGCCATCCCAAACTTCCGAAAGCTCTGTCGCATTGAACCCGACATCGAGGAGCATCTCGACATTGAATTCTTTGAGCTTCTCAAAATCCCACTGCCCAGTCGATCGATTCAAGCGGAGATTGAGATCCTTCTCGCGCCCGATGTCTGGAATGTCCACAAACACCACGGGCACCTCCGTCATCCCGAGACGCCGGGCCGCTTCGAGTCTCATATGGCCTCCTATGAGGATGTTCCTGCGCCTGCTCGATCCATTGGCGATGACAGGATCGATGAAGCCATAGCGTCGGATACTCTCCATGAGTTTTTCGAGTTGAGTCTCGTCCCATATTCTTGGGTTGTAATCCGCGGAACGCAGATCATCGATTGGCACCGAGACGACCGTGAGACCGGGCGGGCGGATCGGTCTGGTGGATACTTTTGTACGGATCTTCTTTCTGCGGCGAGGAGCCATGGGAAAGAGGGGGAAAGAAATATGACTCCCTCCTTTATATGCAGAAAAACGTGGCACGGATGAAGTGCCTTATCGGTGCCATAGCCAGACACTCACTTTGTTTTCTTCCTTCTTTTTGGCTTTCTGTTCAAATTTCTCAGCTTATCAGTACATTCCTTTCTGCCGCAAGTCTCTTGGTTCGGCCTGTTCTTCCTAGGGATGAACGCCCTGTGACAGAAGCGACAGTGAGGCCCGATCCAGCTACCGATAATGTCTCGAACAGTCACAACCTCACCCGTGAGCAAGTAGAGAAACCAATTCAATATCCAAATCATGTGGTTCGTGTCTTCTGCTTTTACGAGTGCCGCATCGCCCAAATTCTGTAAGTAAATCCTACTACTTTCGCGGAAGATTGACCCTTCATTCAGATGACTTTGCTGCGCCAACCAAAAGCGCCAATTCTGCACTTCCTGAATGGTAAAATGATGTCTCTTCAGCAATTGCTCTGTCTCTTTTGCCAAACGTGGTTGCTCCTTGAGTTTGTAGTGGGACTTCAATTCGCCGATCATTCCTTTTTTATCTTCCTGATACTCAGGAAGCAACTTCTCATGTTGCTTGGCCATCCGTGCTCTGGAGGCATCTTTCACTTCTTCGATATCAGCATACAGACGGAGGAAAGTGTTCAACTCCGTTAATTTTTTCTTCAATCGTGATCGAATCGCCCGTCTCTATTTTGGAAAAGCTGATGCTTCTTTCTCATACTTCAGGATTGTTTTCACCGCCAACATCTGCCGCTTGTCGTAGAGCAGTTCAAAGTGACCCTCCAGAAGTTTTCTATTTGTCGTCCATCCGACATGTGGGCGCTCTTTTCGTCGGAAATATTTCTGCGTTGAAGGAAAATCGTACTCATGGGCATGCCAACGGTCGAGCCAGTTTTCACTCATCCATAGAGATTCCATGTCATACCATTTTTTGCGATCAACTTTTATCGGCTGAAATTTTTTTAGATCATGAGGGAAAATCCAGATCCACTGATCGCGCCCCTGATGATGGGCAAAAATTCGAGCGTATTCAACAATGCCGAGGAAGAGCCTCATGGCGGGATACAGTAACTTCTGCTTATGCCATTCCTGAAGGCGCTTTTCACTGATGCGAAGATTGTTCCTATCGCACTCACTAACGAATGAACTCTTCGTCAGAAGCGTCTGTTGGCGGAAGGGCGGTTGCTTTTCATCAGTCGGATATTCCATGAATAAAGTATAGTCTTTGTGTCACTCCATTGTTCAGGATGCTATCGGATACCTCGTATCCCCATAACACAGAACACGCAGCAATCTCCACTTCTCATGTGATCATTGTGTTTCAGTCTCTGCGTTCGCAAGCAGGGCCGCCCCACGAACCGTCGCATCTGCAAGAGTGCCGCC